GCCAACGATGACATCAGCGATGGCTTCGCCCGCCAGCTGCTGAACCTCTGGCACGAGTGGAGCGAAAACCCGTTCGTCACCGGCGACCTGGACATGGGCTGCGGCCAGCAGCTGCTCGCCCGCAGCTGGCTGCGCGATGGCGACGCCTTCACCCAGATGCTCGCCGGCCCGGTGCCGCTGCTGACCTACGGCACGCGCATCCCGATGGCGCTGGAGCTGATCGAGGCGGAATTCTGCCCGCTCGACTACAACGATGACGACCTCGGCATTCGTCAGGGCATCCAGATCAACGCCTGGCGCCAGAAGCGCGCCTATTACCTCTACAAGGATCACCCGGGCGATGGCCGCGCCATGAGCGAGGCCACCAAGAGCGTGCCGGCCGAAGCCATCGCCCACTTGGCGATGCGCGACCGCATCAGCCAGCTGCGCGGCGTCAGCATCTTCGCGTCCGTGATGACCCGGCTGGACGACATCAAGGATTACGAAGAATCCGAGCGCATCGCCGCGCGCATCGCCGCCAGCATGGCCGCGTACATCAAGAAAGGCAGCCCGGAGCTGTACACGCCGCCGGCGGCGAACGAAGACGGCAGCACGCCGGCCGCCCGCCTGCTCGACATCCGCCCCGGCACCATCTTCGACGATCTTCAGATGGGCGAAGACGTCGGCATGATCAGCAGCGATCGCCCGAACGCCGGCCTCGTGCCGTTCCGCGATGGCCAGCTGCGCGCCGTATCCGGCGGTGTCGATGCCGGCTACAGCTCGGTCAGCCGCAACTACGGCGGCAACTACTCCGCCCAGCGGCAGGAACTGGTCGAGCAGGACAGCGCCTACAAGACGCTCAGCCGCCAGTTCATCGCCCAGCATCTGCGGCCGGTGTGGAAGCGCTTCGTGCAGACCGTGGTGCTCGCCGGTCTGGCCAAGCCCCCGCCGGGCGTGCGCCCGGAAACCTACGCGCAGGCGGAATTCATGCCGCCGGTCATGCCGTGGATCGATCCGCTCAAGGAGATCAACGCCATCGAAAAGGCCGCGCAAGCCGGCCTGAAGCCGATGACCAGCGCCATCCGCGAGCGCAACGGCAGCCTGCAGAACACGCTGGAACTGTTCGGCCGCGAACGACGGCTGGCGAAGGAACTGAAGCTCGTGTTCACCAGCGACCCGGCCAATCAGGCCGCCGCCGCCACGCCGCCACCGGCCCCGCCGGCTGATCCGAACGCCAATCCCAACCCCGGTCCGAACCCCGATCCGAACGCAGATCCGAACGCGGATCCCGCCGTCGATCCGTCCGTCGATCCGGCCCCCGCCAACAACCCGCCGAGCCCCTGAGCCATGCCGAAGATCACCACCTACGCCTACGCCCACGGCCGCGGCCACATCAGCCTCGAAGCCAAGGCCGAAGCCATGACCGAGGTCATGATCTACGGCTACATCGGCGAATCGTTCTGGGAAGAATCCATCACCGCGCGCGATGTCGTTGGCGCGCTCGGCCAGATCAGCGCCGGCACCGCCGTGCTGCGCATCATGAGCGGCGGCGGCTCCGTGGCGGATGGCGTGGCCATCCACAACGCCGCCCGGGCGCTGTCGGCGCGCGGCGTCACCGTCATCACCCGCAACGAAGGCCAGGCCGCCAGCATCGCTGGCCTGATCCTGTGCGCCGGTGATCGCGTCGAAAGCTACGCCAACGCCAGCTTCATGATCCATGCGCCGTGGGCGCTGGCCGCCGGCAATGCCGAGGATCTGCGCAACGCCGCCGAATACCTCGACAAGCTGCGCGATGGCATGGCCACCAGCTACGCCCGCAAGACCCGCAAGGGCGATGCCCACGCCATCGCCCTGATGAGCAACGGCAAGGACAACTTCTTCACCGCCGCCGAAGCGCAGGCCGAAGGCTTTGTCGACGTCATCCTCGATCAGCCCACCGAAGCCGGCGCCCCGGCTGCCACCACGGCCGCTGCCGCGCTGCGCGTCCCGGCCATGCCGGAGCCGGTCGCAGCACTCGCCGATCTTTTCCCTGACCTGCAACACCCCACGGCCGCAGCCTTTGCACACCTGCTGAAAGCCAGCGGTCACCACCCCAACGCCGCACCGCGCGGCATGTCACTGGAGCACACCATGCCCGACGTCATCCCGGCGGCTGCCGCCACCACCCCGAACCCGCAGGCGGCTGTCGATGCCGCCCTCGCCGCGAACGACACGCGCGTCAGCGAAGTCCGCGCCATGTTCGCCGCCCTCGGCCCGGCCCGCACCGCCCATGCGTCGCTCGAAGCGGACTGCATCGCCGATCGCACCATCACGCCGGCCGCTGCCGGCAAGAAGATTCTTGCCGCGCAGGCCGCCAGCCAGTCGGCGCCGACCCCGACCGGCGGCCTGCCGCGCGTCGAGGCGGGCCAGGATTCGCGCGACCACCTGCGCGCCGGCATGATCAACGCGCTGATGCACCGCGCGGACCCGGGTAGCGTCAAGCTCGACGAGCGCGGCCAGAAGTACAACGGCATGAACCTCGTCCGCATGGCGGAAGAAATCGTCGCCGTGAACGGCGCGCGCGCCTCCTACGTGCCGGGCGAGATCGCCGCCCAGGCGCTGCACAGCACCAGCGATTTCCCGTTCATCCTGCAGAACGTCGTCACCAAGACGCTGCGCGATGCCTACGAGGGCACCATCCGCACGTTCGTGCCGTTCACGCGGCGCGCCGTGCTGCCGGACTTCAAGACCATCAGCCGTACCCAGCTCGGCGGCGCGCCGTCGCTGAGCCGCGTGGTCGAAGGTGCCGAGTATCAGGCCGGCACCATCGGCGAAGGTGCCGAGCAGTACGCGGTCCAGAAGTACGGCCGCCGCATCACCATCAGCTGGGAAACCATCGTCAATGACGATCTCGGCGCTTTCACCCGCGTGCCGGCCATGTTCGGCCGCAGCGCGGCGGATCTGGAATCCGACATCGTCTGGGCCATCATCACCGCGAACGCGGCGATGGCGGACGGCAACAACCTGTTCAGCAGCGCGCACGGCAACCTCGCCGGCGCCGGCGCGGTCATCAGCATCGCCACGCTCGGCGCGGCCCGCGCGGCCATGCTGCTGCAGCGCGGCCTCGAAGGCCGCTACATCACGGTGCGCCCGGAATACCTGCTGGTGCCGCCGACTCAGTACACGCTGGCGCAGCAGTTCGTCACGGCCACCCAGCCGAACCAGAACTCGCAGGTCAACCCGTTCGTCAACGCGCTCACGCCGATCGTGGAACCGCGCCTCGAGGACGTGAGCAGCACCGCCTGGTTCCTCGCCGCCTCGCCGAACTCGATCGACACCATCGAATACGCCTACCTGCAGGGCTACGAAGGCGTGTTCACCGAATCGCGCAACGGCTTCGAGGTCGACGGCGTCGAAATCAAGTGCCGCCACGTGTTCGGCGCCAAGGCCATCGACTGGCGCGGCCTGTACCGCAACCCGGGCGCGTAAGCCCCGCCAACCCCTGAGCCCGGGGCTTCGGCCCCGGCTTCCTGAACCCGCAGCACCACGAGGCCATCCTCATGAAGAATTACCTCTACACCGGCGACACCCTCGACATCGTCGCCCCCGCGGGCGGTGTCGTCAGCGGCAACGCCTACCTGATCGGCACCATCATCGGCGTGGCCGTGGCCACCGCTGCGGCCGGTGCCACCGTCGCCATGCGCGTCGAAGGCGTGTTCACGCTGCCGAAGCTCGGCACCGACGTGGTCACGCAGGGCGCCCTGCTGTACTGGGACAACACCAACTTCCGCCTCACGCTCACCAGCGCCGGCAACACGCTGGCGGGCATCGCCTGGGCGGCCGCCGGCAACGGCCCGACCATGGTGCAGATCAAGCTGAAGGGCCGCTAAGCCCCCCGCCTGATCGAACCGCTGATCGCCCGCTGATCTGCCGCCATGGACTTCGCCGAGATCTCCGCCCGCGTCGCCGCCACGTGCTTTGCCGTGGTCGGCGACACGGCGAGCTACCAGCGGACCACCGGCGAGCAGATCACCGGCTTCAAGGCGGCGCTGAACCGCAACTTCGGCACCGAGGGCCACATCGGCCAGCGGCGCCTGACCGCTCACCTGCCGATCAGCATCATCGGCAGCGTGGCGCGTGATGACCTGCTGTTCATCGAAGGCGGTGCCTTCGTCGTCAAGCAGGAACTCGCGCGCGACCAGGACATGATCGAGGTGCTGCTCCGTGACCGCGACGCTTGAGGTCGGCGGCGCGGCGCTGCCCACGGCCAAGGATCTGCGGCGCATCGCGCAGCAGGGCCTGAACCGCACCATCGACCGTGCCCGCACCTTTGCCGGCCGCAAGACCAGCGAAACCTACAACCTCAGCACGCGCGACATCGCACCGTACATCCGCACGAGCAAGGTCACCGTGCGCTCCGAAAAGCTCGAAGGCTCCGTCGACCTGCGCGTGCGCGCCATCCCGATCGAGACCTTCAAGCCGCGCGTGGTCGTGCGCAGCTTCACCTACGCCTGGCGCGGCCGCACCATCACCCGCAAGCTCGCCACCATCGAGGTGCAGCGCTTCCGCCGTGGCACGCCGAAGCTGGTGGGCCCGGCCTTCCCGCTGCAGCAGCGCGTCACCGGCCGCCTGCGTGCCGGCGAGCGCGTGCGGCGCCGTACCGGGCCGGATCGCGACAAGCTCACCTACATCCGCTACTACACGTTCCCGCGCCGCTTCGTCGATGAAACGCTGACGCCGGCCGTACGGGAATTCGTCGGCCCGCGCCTGCGCATCGAGATCGATGCCGCCTTCCGCGCGTTCACCGCGCGCCGTGCCGCGCGCACCCTGCGGCGTAACAGCTGATGACCGAGCTCGACGCCATGCAGGCCGTCGCCACCGCGCTTGCCGTCATCACGGTGGCCAACGGCTACAGCTGCAACGCCGGCCAGCGCGTGTACCAGTTCCGGGATGGCTTCAGCCCGCCCGATCGCACGCCCTACCTCGCCGTGCTGTTCACTGGCCGAGAGACCGAGAACGGCAGCACCCGCCTCGTCGGCTGCCCGCAGATCCGCGTCAACGCCGAATGCATGGTTGTGGGCGCCATCGAATCCGATGCCGATGGCGGCCCCGGCGCGCCGTGGTCGCTGATCGACGACATCGACCGCGCGCTGCTCAACACTGCCGCCACCGCCACGTTCAGCGCGGCCGGCATCACGTTGACGCCGACCACTGCCCTGCCGCTGCCGCACGAGGATGGCGACGCCACCGTGGAAGTGCAGAGCAGCTTCAACGTTCAGTTCACCAAGGTGATCGCCTGATGCCGAAGAACAACTCCCCGGCTGCCGCGCCTGCCGCGCCGCCGATCCCCATGGCCGGCGGCAGCTATCGCGTGATCGATGGCGCGCTCGTGCGGGATGAGCCAGAACCGCAGTCCGCCCCCGAACCAGCCACTGAACCAGCCCCGGAGCCGGCGCCGCTCGCGCCCGGCTTCCCGAACCCCGAGGAATAACCCGCCATGCCGCTCTACTCTCGCAACCGGGCGCTGCTGTTCAAGATCGAAACCACGTACGGCACCAGCAGCGCGCCCACCGGTGCCGCCGATGGGGTCGACTGCACGTTGCTCGAAATCCGCCCGCTGAACATCGAAACGGTGGAGCGGCCACGCATCCGCCCGTACTTCGGCGCCAACCCGCAGCTGGTCGCCGGCCGCAGCGTCGGCCTCACCGTGGAATGGCCGATGGCCGGCTTCGGCACCGCCGGCCCGGCCACGCCCACCGCCGGTTATGGCGCGCTGCTGCGCGTCTGCGGCCTGAGCCAGACCATCAATGCCGGCACCAGCGTGGTCTACGCGCCGGTGTCCACCGGCTTCGAATCCGGCACCGCGTTCGTCTATCAGGATGGCACGCTGCACACCGTGCTCGGCTGCCGCGGCACGCTCAGCGCGTCTTTGAGCCTGCGCGGCATCCCGGTCTGGCGGGCGGAGCTCACCGGCCTGTACGGCGGCGTCACCGACACCGCGCTGGTGCAGCCCACCCTCACCGCGTACCAGACGCCGCTGCCGGTGGCCTTCGGCAACACCACGCTCGCCAACTTCCTCGGCAGCGCCACCGGCATCTGCCTGAACAGCCTCGACCTGGCGTTCGGCAACAACGTGGTCTACCGCAACCTCGTCAACTGCTCGCAGGAAGTGCTGCTGACCAACCGCGAGATCACCGGCAGCTTCGAGATCGAAGCCGTCACCGTGGCCGCGAAAGACATCTGGACGCTGATCACCAACGCCACGCTCAGCAGCATCGACATCACGCAGGGCACCGCCGTGGGCAACCGCGTGCGCCTGAACACGGCGGTGGCGCAGGTCTCGAATCCGTCGTTCAGCGAAACGGACGGAATCGTCACCATCGGCGGCGATCTGCGTCTGGTGCCGACGTCCGCCAACAACGAACTGACCATCACCATCACCTGACATGAGCCAGACGCCCGCCCCCTCGAGCGATGTCGGCAGCATCCTGCCGCGCCACCGCCTCGTCACCGTGCAGCAGGACGGCACCCCGCGCGAGCTTGCCGTGCGCCCGTTCCGCATCTTCGGCGACATGGACGCCATCAACGGCATCCTGCCGATGCTGCAGCCGTTCCTCGCCGATCTCGCCAAGGGCAACTACCTTGGCGCGCTGATGCAGGCCGGTGAGCCGTGTCTGGCGCTGGTGGCGCTGTCCACGCGCCTTCCGGCGGCGGACATCGTGGCGCTGGATTCCGAGGATCAGCTGGCGCTGGTCACGGCCACGTTCGAGGTGA